GGCAGTACCATGCCATTCTTGTACACAGGTGGAATTTTAACCTGGCTGATCATCTTGAGTCCATTGGCATTTGTGTTTGCAATGAGTCTGGGCGCAGAGCGATTTAGTACCAATACCATAATCCTATTGTTTTTGGGCTTTGCTGTTGCTCAAGGACTGAGCATGGGCAGTATCTTTCTTGTGTACACAGGCGCTAGTATTATCACAGCGTTTCTAGTTGCTGCCGCAGTGTTTGCCACATTTGCAGTACTGGGGTTCACAACCAAACGAGATTTGACCAGCATGGGCACTTTCTTGTTTGTAGGCTTGATTGGTATTATCATTGCCAGCGTGATTAACATCTGGCTTGCACTGCCAGTGCTGGCACAGGTAATCAATGTATTGGCTGTGATTATATTTGTAGGCCTAACTGCATATGATGTACAAAAGTTAAAGGAACTGTACTACGATGGACACGATGATGGAAAAATTCGTACCATGGGTGCCTTGACATTGTATTTGGATTTTATTAACATATTCATTGCTCTTTTGCAGTTAATGGGTGGTAAGAAAGAGTAAATAACAATCGCAGTATAGGGAAGTGGTCATCCCGCTAGGCTCATAACCTGGAGATCGTTGGTTCGAATCCAGCTACTGCAACCAACCTCGGTTACTCTTTACCGTTATCAAAGAGGGTGGAGGCGATCACCATAGAAACCGCTAGGTACGTGAGGACTTGACCTAGAGTCTCCATTTAGGGGATACTCAAACAACCTTGGGTTGACGTTAGCCGGACCAGACTGCGGTAACGTGTGACAGTGTAAGCAACTCAGTTGGGGGCGGACTAGGACCCGTGGCCCAACACCCCGGAGTATAGCACAGCCTGGTAGTGCGCCTGGTTTGGGACCAGGAGGTCGTAGGTTCGATCCCTGCTACTCCGACCAATTTGTATAGGAGATGTTATGGCAGCAAGAAACGATATCACTGGAGATCCGATTCAAACCAAAGGGGTTACCAATGCTTATCGTGACCACTACGATAACATTTTTAGAAAAAAGGATAAAGATATGCAAGTACGTGTACAAGAAGATTCCAGCGAAGTTGGTCGCTGTGGCTGCGGCCGTAGCCCAACTGGTGTATGCTGTGGGTGGCACGGTCTGTCTGAGGATGAATTTAGACAGGCTCTAGCCGAATACGAAGATAAACAACTAAAGGAAAACAAATAATGCAAGTAACCGCAAAACACATTTTAGTGGCAGACCTTAACACTGCTACCTCACTCAAACAACAGATCAGCGAAGGCGCAGACTTCGGCCAGTTGGCTAGACAGCACAGCCTGTGTCAAAGCAAGACCGCAGGTGGCGATCTTGGTACCTTCAGTTCCGGCACCATGGTTCCACAATTTGAACAAGCTGCATTTGCGCTGTCAGTGGGTGCAGTTAGTGATCCAGTGCAAACTCAGTTTGGCTGGCACTTAATTAACCGAACTGGTTGATTGCCGAGAGTAAATAAGATACAATAGAAACACTGCTGGTTTAGCTCATCCGGTAGAGCAACTGATTTGTAATCAGTAGGTGGCCAGTTCGAGTCCGGCAACCAGCACCAAAGAAGTAAGCGGGAGTAGCTCAGTTGGTAGAGCACTACCTTGCCAAGGTAGATGTCGCGAGTTCGAGCCTCGTCTCCCGCTCCAGTATTTGGGTTGTTAGCTCAGTTGGTAGAGCGTCGCCCTTACAAGGCGAATGTCGGCGGTTCGAGCCCGTCACAACCCACCATTCAATAAAGGTTAATTATGTCAACAGAAGTCGCATACGAAGTCATCCAAGCCGCCAATTTTGTAACTGGCGCACTTTTAGTCAGTGTAGGAGTGGTTATTATTGTTGCTGCCCTTCTGCTAATTAACAACATGTTTACCAGATTCTGGCGTCCTATCAAGGTGTTCACATACATTGCGGCAAAGATTTCGCATGAAGACGCTGCTGCACTTGAAGCCGCAAAAGACGCACAGAAGCGAACTATCGGTATCAAGTAAATTATTTGCGGGGTTCGTATAGTGGTAATACCTCAGCCTTCCAAGCTGATGCGGAGAGTTCGATTCTCTTACCCCGCTCCACAACATGCACCAGAAGCTGAATGGTCAAGCTAGAGTCTCTAAAGCTCTTGGAAGTGGGTTCGATCCCCACCTGGTGCACCACTAAATAGAATTGTAGCAGGGTTGCTACAAGCCCACAGACTTTTAATTACTAGGTGTTTAGTCTGTACACCGTAAAAGGAGAAACCATGATGTATGGAAACAAGCTCGCCGCGGCAATCAAAGTAAACGGCAAAGTCCTTCGTGAATTCAGGGACACAGTGTATATTCCGTTTGGAAGCGAATACACAATCCTCGTAAAAAACCTCAATACCACTAGAGCAGTAGTCAATGTCTATATCGACGGCGACAATGCAGTTCCTAATGGACTGGTGCTAAATGGTGGTCAAGAAATCGAATTAGAGCGCAGTATTATCAACGGCAACTTGCGTGAAGGCAATAGATTCAAGTTCGTTGAGCGTACAGGCGCAGTAGAAGCGCATCGCGGTGTTAAGCTGGAAGATGGCCTAATCCGTATTGAGCATCAATTTGAACTTCCACGTGCTATTGTAAATACCCCTTGGATCAGTGCTAGTGGAGCCAACACGTTTAGTTATCCGCAGGGCAGTGTTCTGCGAGGAACTGGTATGTATGATATCAACTGTTCTACTACCAGCTACAGTGCCAATGACGCTGGTATTACTGTACCGGGTAGCCACAGCAGTCAATCATTTCAAACTACCACAGTTGGGCTACTAGAGTCCGCTTGCCACAACATGGTGATTCGTTTGCTGGGCGGTGAAGCTGTCAAGCAGGCAGTCACAGTCAAGCACAAACCCAAATGCGTGACTTGCGGCAAGCAGAACAAAGCTACTGCCAAGTTCTGTCAAGAGTGCGGCACAGCATTAGAAATTTTTGCCTAACGAGCAAAAGGGGTCTTGACAGGCCCCTTTTATATAAATACAATACAGACATTAACAAGGAGACAAACATGTCATAGATTGAACTAGGTTGTAAAGATGCAGTATTTCATTTTAACAAAAAGCACTTAGAGGACCCAGCGGTTCCTATGTGGATTATCAAAACTGGTGGCAAGACATATTATGTTGAGCACGTGGAATGCAATGTTCCGTGGACTACCAAAGAAACTCCCAATAACAATCACACCAAAGGATCTATCAAAATCAAAAACTGTCTGCTGACCATTGGCACAGACAATGTTGCCACGCTGCGTGAGCTAACAGACGATGATAAGTTTAGATTACACAATCAGTCTGCGGGTATTACTCGAGTGATAGTGCATGAGCAGCATGGTCACGCATTCCGTAAATACCTCAAGGATCTGGAAATCAAACACAGTCCAATCAAGGGCATTGGTGGTGCATGTAGCAGCACATTCTATATTGCTGATATATTGCAGCCCAGCCATTTCACCGCAATTGGTTTGGCCATGGCTGGAACCAGTTTCCGGGAACTCATGCCCAACGAAGGCTACTACAAGATATACGACAAAGGCAGAGATGCGCCCGAAGAGCATCTATGGGAAGAAAACTATGAAGAAGATGGCGAAGACAGCAAGACGGAAACAGAAGACCATATACGGGCTTGCCAGCGTGAGCAGGAAACATTATCGTTTGGTCAAAGACTGTTTAGACGAGTTGGAAATACGACACGGCAGATTCGAAGTTGGTTTGCTTAGTGGAACAGTATATACATCCACGTACTTCTTTGAAGTATATGACCACCCTGCGCTGCCCTTTTTGATTCTTAAACTGGCAGATACGGACTTCAAGCTATTACAAACAGTTTGACATATTTGTGCGATTATCGTATACTGTGTAGGTAACTAAAAACTCAATGAGGCCCTAAAATGTTTGAATCAATTGAACTTCGTAAAGTAGCAAACGGTTTTATCATGGTAATCCATACCGAAGATGAAACCAAAGAATTTGTATATGACACTAGCCGCAAGCTCATGCGAGCTGTTAAGCAGCATGTGGATGCTAACGACAAGTCTGAGGAATAAACTAGCGCCGGTATTTTTCAAATGCCGGCTCTAGTCCTTTGAATTCAAACTGGTGACTGTCTAATACACTACTGTCACCAGTAAAGTTGTTCGCTCCTATAGAATCCACAATAATTCTGCTCTGCGGAATATCATGAATCGCTGCAAACAGTGCAGCATGCTCACTCAACAACTTCTTTTGATTGTACACAATGTTTATGTCATGATCATTCATGCGATCATGTAGTATAGAGTCAATCACTGGCACTAGGTCTTCCAGATTTACAAAATCAAAATAATGATCTTGAAAAATACGAAACGGTGCCTGGTCTGTTGCATTCAGTAATCGTTTGAAGAATCTTTTGTCTGACTCAGTGTGATGGAACACACCAAACAGTCTTAGATTAAAGAACCCCGGTGTACTGTTTACAACACGGGCAATCAGGTTCTTGGCATAGCCATAACTGGCCATGGGCAGATGCTGATACAGTGTGTTTACACTTGCACAATCAATATTGGTACTGGTATCAAACTCGTTGCCAGTGCCCATGTTGATTAACTTTTTAAAACGATGTCGATTGCGCCATAGATTGGTGAACATCTCAAGATTTGCAATTGCCAATCCAGGATCCACGGCATTGATACGATCTCGCCCAGCCAGCGCACAGTGTATAACATAGTCCACATGATGCTGTTCTAAGAATCTCTCAACTGATTGAGCATTGGTTAAGTCCAGCACACTGTGGCCAGGTGCATATATGGTGTAGTGGCCTGTGTAATGATTTCTTAGAAATGATCCAATGAAACCATTACCGCCTGTGATTAAAATACTTTTTCTATCCATTCTGTAGCAATCTTAGGTCCTGCGGCAGGACGTTTTTCATTCCATTCTAACATGAGTTCTTTGTCACTGTGAAGTACAGCTTCGTGTTTCATGTCTCCTAGTCTGTGATGGCCGGGCACAAATGCACCAATGGAAAGTTCTTTGAAATGCTTGACCAGATAGGTACTGACCAATCTTTCGCAAATGAATCCACTGTAGTCCAGTTTTGGATTTGGTTCATACCCTGCACTGGAGCGCAGCATTCTGGTGTATTCTTCATCCAACTGATCCAGCGCAGCAACATAGCGGTCCATGTACTCCAACAGTCCATCCCAAAACTTTGCATTGCCAATGAAATAATTGGCAGCACAGTACACACGATGATCCATGGGTTGATAGACAATGTCTGGATCTTCGCCCATGACTTCTAGTATCTTGCGTCCTAACACCACAATGTAAGGATGGCTCCATACACCCTGCTCCCAGACATTGTATGCTACCAATTCGTCACTGGGATATGCGTTAAAGATCAACACATCGGTTTGTTGAGTCTGCTTGGCCATTTCCATGATTGCGCCGGCTGTTAGTCCTTGCAACTTTCTTTTCCATTGCCAACTGAAAACACCCCAACGTTCTACTCCCTCTGCCAGTGCCCGCTTGCGCACCTGATGATAAATGTAGTGCTCGTACAGATTGTTCACAGGGTTCGCAGTATTGTCGTATGGTGTGAATTCTGGGTCCAGATTTGGAATTTGTTCTTCTTTGTAATATGCTTGATAAATTTTTATTGACATCATTGACTCCGCAGAATATTTAGTAGTATAATACATCATGTTCACAAACTTCAACCTTATTGTAGTCGGAAGTGGAATGTTTGGCAGTGTGATTGCCGAACAAGCCAGCAGGGCAGGATATCGGGTGGCAGTAATCGAAAAACGCAGCCACATAGCAGGTAACTGTTACAGCAAAGACGACGAACAAACAGGCATCAATGTACACCAGTACGGGCCTCATATATTTCACACCAGCAATCAGCAGATCTGGGAATACATCAATCAGTTTACAAAGTTCAATCAATACAAGCACAAATGCTTGAGTTCTGTTGACAACAAACTGTACAGCATGCCCATTAATCTAGCCACTATCAACAGTTTCTTTAATACCACAATGACTCCTGCTCAAGCAGAAGAGTTCTTGAACAAAAAACGTGTGCCTTTTGCTGATCCACAGAACTTTGAAGATCAAGCACTGAGCCTGATTGGACCAGAACTGTATCAAGCATTCATACGTGGCTACACCTGGAAACAATGGGAAACTGAGCCAACAGAATTACCTGCCAGCTACGCTCGTAGACTGCCTGTGCGCACCAACTACAACGATAGATACTACAATGATACCTACGAAGGTATTCCAGTGGACGGGTATACTCCTATATTTGAGCGCATGTTGGATCATGAAAATATTCAAGTATTTTTAGATACTGATTGGTTCGAAGTGGCTAAATACTGTACGGATCAATTGGTAGTTTACACTGGCCCTATTGATCGTTACTACGACTACTGCTACGGTAGACTCAATTGGCGCACATTGGACTTTGAGTATCAAGTACACCCACTAGAAGACTATCAAGGCGTAACGCAGGTTAACTATCCAGATCAGGCTGTGCCTCACACACGCATCATTGAACACAGACATTTCCATCCAGAACGAAAATACCCAAAAGACCGTACCATCATTGGAATAGAACGCAGTCGCGCAGCACAAGGCGATGACACTGTGTACTACCCGGTGAACACACCAGAGGACCAGGCTCGCTATCGTAGATATCGCGAACGAGCTGACGCAGAAGCAAATGTTATTATTGGAGGACGTTTAGGTGAATACATGTACTACGACATGCACCAGGTAATTGGGTCCGCACTCTCTTGCTTTAAAAACAAAATCCACGTAAAATTGCAACAATAAATACTGATATCAATTACTCATTGGAGAACTCAAATTGTCTAAGAACGTTTTAATCACCGGCGGCGCCGGTTTCATTGCCCATCATGTTATCGATCGCATCCTGCGCACCACAGACTGGAACATTGTCTGTTTGGATCGCTTGGATTTTTCTGGTAACCTAAATCGTCTAGCAGACATGATGCAAGACCATAATGCAGAAACTCGCAAGCGAGTGCGTGTGGTCTATCATGATCTCAAAGCAGAAATTAGTCCACTAACCAGCGACATGATTGGTGACGTGGAATATGTTCTGCATCTTGCTGCAGGTAGCCACGTGGACCGTAGTATTGAATTCCCAATGGAATTTGTTATGGATAACGTGGTTGGTACAACCAACTTGTTGCAATGGAGTCGCACACTCAAGCACCTGGAGATGTTTGTTTACTTCTCAACTGACGAAGTGTTTGGTCCAGCGCCACCTGGAGTGAGCTACAAAGAGTACGATCGCTACAACAGTGGCAATCCGTACAGTGCAAGTAAAGCAGCCGCAGAAGAAATCTGTGTGGCATTTGAAAACACATACAAGTTACCAATCGTTGTAACACATACAATGAATGTGTTTGGCGAACGTCAACACCCAGAGAAGTTTATTCCAATGGTGATCCAGAAAGCTCGCGATGGTGAACAGGTTACTATTCACAGCGATCCTAGCAAAACCATTCCAGGCAGCAGACATTACATTCATGCCAAGGATGTGGCCGACGGCTTGATGTTTATTCTAGACAAACTACAGGACTACAAACATGCAGGCGACTACGGTCACGCCAAGTGTCCTAAGTTCAACCTAGTGGGCCCAGAAGAAATTGACAACCTGAGCCTGGCTAAAATGATTGCAGCATCACAAGGCAAAGAACTCAAGTATGAAATGGTTGACTTCCACAGTAGCCGCCCAGGACATGATCTACGCTATGCACTGGATGGTGGACTACTCAAGAGTCTAGGTTGGGAACCCAAGATCAAGTTCAGTGAGCGTGTGAAAGAAGTGGTTGAGTGGACTCTTGCTAACGATCGGTGGTTGCGTAAATGAAAACACTTTTTATTGTAACCTCAGCAGTAGAAAGCCGTTTTGGAATCTACTCACCTGACCAGCGCCTACAAATGACGCTGGATACCATCAGCAATTTACGCAAATGTGTACCGGACGTTACTATTGCAATCAGCGAAGTCAGCGGCAATGGACTTGCTCCAATCTATGAAGAAAAGCTCATGGAAGCCTGTGATTATTTCTTTGACTTCACAGTGAACAAAGAAGTAAACTGGATCTATAATAACAAAGCGTGGTATGACAACTGGGACGTTGTAAAGAATTTAACAGAGCTTACCACATTCCCAATGGCACTGGCCACTGCTAGAGATTCTGGCTGCTTGGACGGTGTTGACCGTGTGTTTAAGATGAGTGGACGCTATTTGCTCAATGATCAGTTCAAGTTGGATTTTTATTCAACTGACGCAGCCAAAGACAAGATTGTGATTGGCAAAAGACATCCAAGTCAATTTCCATTCCAGGTCACTAAACTGGCGGAACAGTACATGGCACGTTTGCTCAGTTGGCCAACCAGCATGCACCATGACATGATTGATTACTACAACGAAGCCAGAGACTACATGCGTGGTCGTTTGAGAGATGGTGGATATGCAGACATCGAGCACTGCTTGTTCCATGCACTGCCCATGGCACGAGTGTTAGAAGTTGATCAAGTTGGGGTGTATGGTAGCATTGCTCCAAACGGACATCCTATTGTAAATTAACATGAAGAACTTTTTAACTCCTAGAAACTGGGTCACACTAAAGACAGAGTTTCTTGACAGCAAACCATTCAATCACATCATCATTGACAATTTCTTTTTGCCAGATGTGGCTGAACAGTTGGTTGCAGAGTTTCCTAAGTACGATAGTCCTGTTTGGAACGCTCATTACAACAACGCAATTGAAAACAAGAAAGCCTGTAACCATTGGGATAAGTTTCCTAAAACCACATACGCAGCATTTCACTATCTGTGTAGTTTTGAGTTTGAAGATCTTATTTCAAAGATTACTGGAAATCCTGGTGTACAAGCAGATGTTGGATTGCACGGCGGTGGCTGGCATGCTCATGCTACCTCAGGAAAGTTGAACGTACATCTTGACTACAGCATACATCCTAAGCTACAATTAGAACGTCACTACAATCTAATTGTCTACATCACTCCAGACTGGAACAAGGACTGGGGCGGCGGATTGGAAATCTGGGATCACAATGAAGATGGTACACCTAGCAATCTAGTAACTACCATTGAGAATAGATTCAATCGTGCAGTACTGTTTGATACCACACAGTACAGCTGGCATGGACTGCCCAAAGATCTCAGCTGCCCTGCAGGCGTTTTGCGTCAAAGCATGGCAGTGTATTATGTAACTGAGCCTGCAGAAAGTGTAAGCACTCGCAGTCGTGCGCTGTTTGTGCCACATGGTGCTCAAGCCGACGATCCTGAGATTTTAGAATTAATCAAACTGCGCAGCAGCGAAGCAACCGCAGAAAAAGTATATAAAGGACTAAAATGAAAATCAAAGTATATGTACACCTAAATGATCTGCCAGGAGCGTTTGAGCTCATGAGCGAACAATTAACCAAGGCCAGCGAAGCCGGACTGCTGGAAGCAGCAGACCAAGTGGTACTTTGCACCAATGGCAATCCTGAAAGTTTTACCGCAGCACATGAAATCATGAACTCAACAGATTTCCCTAATGTTAAGTTTGTGCATACCAGCGACACAACCAACATGTGGGAATATCCCACACTGAATCAAATGAAACAGGACTGCGACAGTACAGATGAAGAATTCTACATCTGCTACTTCCATCTCAAAGGACTAAGTCGTCTTGGTGATGTAAGAGTGCAGAACTGGCGTGAGTACATGGAGTACTGGACCATCGAACGTTGGGAAGACAGCGTGGCCAAGCTGGATCAGAATTATGACCTAGTGGCAACCAATATCATTGAACAACCATGGATGCACAGTTCAGGAAACTTCTGGTGGTCACGTGCCAGCTATGTGCGCAAACTAGACGCACTGGTACACCCAGACAACCTACCATGGGGACAACCCAGCCAGTATATCAATGCCAATCTAGATGGCGGCAATTTCCGTTACGAACACGAAGCATGGATTGGTAGCAAGACACCAGTGTGGGCAGAGTTACATGCTTCACCAGGCAAAGAAACACCAGGTTGGCACTTTGAAAACACATATCCAAGAGAACTCTATGCAACTGAAACCAGCGAAACTACAGATTGATAAACCCACTAGGATTCTAGTAGACCGTCGTAAGGCAGTGGGTGATGTTATTATGATCACGCCTCTGCTACGAGAGTTAAGAAGCCGTTGGGGATCTGATGCTTTTATACAAGTGGTCACAGAAGAGACCATTGTGCTAGAAAATAATCCACATGTGAATCGTGTGGTTCATCCTAATCAGATGAGCAACCAAGACGCATGGGATTACTATATTAATCTAAATGATGCTTACGAGCAGAACGTTAAGAGCCATTATGTGGATGCGTATCTGTACAGAGCATTTGGAAACAATATTGCAAACATAGATCGCACACTGGAATTGACCACAACACCCGATGAACAAGAAACAGTAAACGAAGCAATCAAAGACATCAATGGTCGTTACGTGGTATTTCATATGCGTCGTTGGGCATGGGAAAACAAAAATGTGGATCCTGTTACATGGACCATGTTGTTTTCCTGGATGGAAGCAGCGTACCCAGATGTAAAATTAATATCCGTGGGCGCACAGTACGACATGCGCATGCCTGCAGATCAAGGCAATCGATACATTGATCTAGTGGAACAGTTGAGTCTTGGTGAGCTACGACATCTAATTGCCAATGCTGAAGCATTTGTAGGCGGAGACAGTGGACCTTATCATATTGCCAGCACCACTGACACACCTATTGTGGCACTGTTAAGTCACCTGGCTCCTGATCAGATACTGCCCTGGCGTGGTGGAGAATTTGGTAAAGATGTACATGTGGTGCAAAGCAAGGTTCCTTGTGTTGGTTGCTATGCTAGACAGAAACCTCCAGTTAGAGCCTTGGTGTGCGAACAACCAGCAGACCAACAATGGTCATGCAACAAAAACTTTGACTTTGGAGAACTTAGTGCTGCACTGGCAAAGATATTAGGAAAAAACAAATAAATGATTAACAAACGCAACTGGTTTGATATACGAGCACAATTCCTGTCAGCTGAGCCTTTTCATCATGTGGTAATCGATAATTTCTTCACTCCAGAAATTGCTGACCGACTGTTTGCAGAATTTCCTGCATACGACAGCGAACAGTGGATACACTATCATAACGCATTAGAAGATAAAAAGACCTGCAACCATTGGGATCGTTTTCCGCTTACAACCTACCGTGCGTTTGAGTACTTGAACAGTGCTGACTTTGTTCAAATGCTAACAGCAGCCACAGGCATTCATGACCTCAAAGGAGATATTGGACTGCATGGTGGCGGTTGGCATGCTCACAGCAAAGGTGGCAAGAACAACATTCACTTGGACTACGACATACATCCTAAACTGGGCATGCAACGCAAGCTGAATATCATTGTGTACATGACTCCTGAGTGGGATTCTGCGTGGGGCGGCGGATTGGAAATATGGAATCACGATGACCAAACAGGACGTCCTAAAGAGATGGTCAAACTGGTTGAAAATAAATTTAATCGTGCTATAATATTTGATACAACACAAAATTCATGGCACGGACTACCACGAGAACTCAGTTGTCCACCAGGAGTTGTAAGACGCAGTCTGGCAGTGTATTATCTTACCACACCGCCTGCAACTGCAACAGATCGTAAAAAAGCCTTGTTTGCTCCATATGGCGAACAAGCAAATGACCCGGAAGTATTGGACCTTATTAAAAAGCGTGTGAGCATGGAGCAAGCACCCTCGGTATATAGAAAATGACTCAAGCAAAAGAAATATTAAACTGTTTAGCATGCGGTAGTACTGATCTAGTCCCAATGTTGGATCTCAATGATCAGCCGCTGGCAAATGCTTTTAAAAATCATGCTCACGACGAAGAGCCATACTTTCCATTGGCAGTGAATCTGTGCGAGCACTGCCATCATTTGCAACTCACACATGCAGTAAATCCAGAGTTGATTTACAAACACTATCTATATGTGTCGGGCACCAGCACAACATACCTTGACTACATGAAATGGTATGCTCTGTTTGTGAGAGAACAGTTCGCACGTTGGACAACCAATGTGTTGGACATTGGATGCAATGACGGTAGCCAGTTGGATGCGTTCAAGGCATTAGGATATAAAACCTATGGTGTTGATCCTGCAGCCAATCTACAGCCAGTGAGCACTGCCAAAGGACACAATGTAGCATGTGGATTCTGGAATGACGAACTAGCACACAGCTTCAATGAAAAGTTTGATATTGTTACCAGTCAAAACGCATTTGCACACATTCCTGATCCGTTGAGCTATCTGCAAACTGTCAAGAGTGTGCTAGCAGATGACGGCTTGATGTTTATCAGTACCAGTCAAGCTGACATGATTCTCAATGATGAGTTTGATACAATCTATCATGAGCATATCAGTTTCTTCAATGCCAAGAGCATGCGAGCACTAGCAGAACGTGCAGGCCTGTATCTACGTGATGTGGTTAAAACACCCATACACGGTGTTAGTTATATCTTTGTGCTGGGCAAGAAGCCATTGGAGCATCGTGTGAACAACTTACTTGCCATGGAAGCAGCACAAGGATTGTACACAGATGAAACTTATGCTGCCTGGGCTGCAAATACTCTCAAGCTGGTAGCTGACCTAAAGGTGTTTGTGGAACTGTATCGCAACAAAGGTTATATTCTTGGCGGCTATGGTGCAGCGGCCAAAGGCAACACACTGTTAAATTTCAGTAAGATTAAGTTGGACTTTATCATTGATGACAACAGTCTCAAGCAGGGCAAATACAGTCCTGGTATGAGTATTCCAGTTGTGCCTATTGAGCACCTGGATCAACTGTCGCAGCATGACAAGGTTCTGTTTATACCGTTGGCATGGAATTACTTTGATGACATCCAACGTAAAATTCTTGCTCGTCGAAACAATACGAACGACAAGTTCTTAAAATATTTTCCTAAGGTAGAAATCATATGAGCTCATTACAAGATGTAACACTGGTTACGGTTGAAACACACTATCATGAACTAGCAAGCCGCTGCTTGGAAGAATGTACCAATCGACTGCCTTTTGGCAAAGTGGTCACATTCAGCGACAAGCCACTGCTGGCAGGCGCAACCAATATTCCCACACAGCCAATTGGTAGCATCACAGACTACTGTGATATCATGCTCAAGAGCTTCTGGCCTTTTATTGAAACAGAGTTTGTGATCTTTGCTCAGTGGGACGCAATGGTATTTGATCAAACACAATGGACCAATGACTTTTTAAACTATGACTACATTGGTGCAATTTGGCCTTGGGAACCACCTGGTCAAAACGTGGGTTGTGGTGGATTCAGTTTGCGCAGTATGAAACTGTTACAGGCTCTGCGCTATCCTACAATTCAAATGACACCAGAAAACAAGTTTGGCATGAAACACGAAGATGCCTACATTGGTGTGGTGCATCGTCAATTGCTTGAGCAAAAATTTGGTATCAAGTTTGCTCCGATGAATTTGGCAGCACAGTTCAGCTACGAACTAGGTCCATATTCTCCAAGCATGAGCTTTCACGGATTCTGGAACATTATCAATTTCATGCCAAAAGACACTGTGGACTTCTTTGTAACCAAACGTCCACCGGGCATGTTCAATGAGCTGCACCGAGCACATCACAGTGTGGTAGCACTGGCAACCACTGGGCGCATGGATCTTTTGGAACAGTGCGAATACGAAATCCGCAGTGGCGACGACTATGTGAAATTGCTACAGTGGCTCAGTCAAGAAGACTTTCCAAACAAAGCCCGAACATTAGAAATTATTGGGTAATCCAAAATAGTTGACAGCAAACAGATATTTTGTTAAACTGTGGGTTCATTAAACACCATGGAGATTAACAAATGCGTGGTTTACGAACTCAAGCTGCAATCGAACTTGAATCACGTCTGTTCTTTATTCGCGAAGCCAGACGCCGCGGAAACAGTAAATGGTCTAGAGATTTTTGGACTATTACAGAACAGACGCTGATCCGTCAATATAATAACAAACTACTCCTCGAAGGAGTCCTAGTCAATGCCTAACTGGTGCAGCAATACACTGATGCTGGAACATGCTGATCCTGCACAGATTGAACGAGCAGTAAATGCCTACAAGCGCGGTGAACTCTTAAACGAGTTTTGCCCGTGTCCTGCAGAACTACGTGAAGCAGACGCCAAGCTCAAAGCCTTTGCTAATGCTGAAGTTAAAAGCGATAACATGACCAAGTTTGGTTATGAAAGCTGGTACGACTGGAGCATTGCCCACTGGGGCACCAAGTGGGACGTAGGCAGCGACCACGGACCTGAAGATTACAAGCCCGGCGACACAGAGGTCTTCTTGTACTTTGATAGTGCATGGGCACCGCCTATTGCTGGCATGGAACAACTGGAAAGTGCAGGATTCAACGTAGAACTCTACTACTGGGAACCTGGAATGGCTTTCTGTGGCAAATACGAAAGCGGCTCAGGCGATCAGCACATTGACTATAGCCAAATGACCTCTGAACAAGCAGCAGAAGCCATTCCGGAAGATGTCAACGAAGTGTTTGACATCGTTAATAGTTTGTACGAATATGAACAAGCAACAAAGGACATGAACCATGACTCTGATGGAAGTAATTAAGCAGTGTGGTGCTAGAGTATGCGGTGGTAGCGAATATCTATGGACCTGCTATGGTCCTAATGCAAGATATTTAGAATTTGCTGATGTAGTGGGCAGTGAGTACGCACATGTGATCCACGATACCAAGACCTATGAAGTATATGAATTTGCACTGCACGTACCAGGGCAGGATCAAGCATTTGTCTGGCGTAAAACAGACACTGCTGGTGAGTATCTAGCAGAATGCCGAGCACACAATGTTCAACCAAATGTAGCATGGGACGACGTCTATTACTCAGTAGTGGATGAAGATACTATCATGCAGTATGCCAAGGACATTGGCGAGATGTACTATGACGACTTACCTATTCCGGAGGAAATGCAATAATGGAACTAGAACCTAGAGACCCCAGCGCAAGACATTTTAAAATCAGTATGGTCAAAAGTGTCATACGTATTTTTGCCGCACTCTGTTTGTGTTATGGTTTGTTGGCACATGCTGGCGGACTGTTGATCATTGCTGAAGTATTTGGTATATTGGAAGAATTGGGTTAAGTATGTTGCTCGAACACTGGATGTTAATCACGCTGGCCCTGTTGTTTATCAAACACTGGTATGTGGACTTTGTTGTGCAGACCATGGAAGAAGTCAATACCAAGGGCAAGTATCTAGCATGGCCGGGTACATGGCACAGTATCAAACATGGTATTGCAACCTTCTTGGTGTTCTTTATCATGGGCGAAAGTCCTGAAGGAGCAATCATTCTAGCCATAGTGGATCTAGTAACGCACTATCATATTGACTGGGCCAAGATGAACTATGGTAATCGTGACATACAAACTCCGCAGTTCTGGAGTCATCTAGGACTAGATCAGTTGGCACACTATCTAGTGTATTTGTTGTTGGTATTTGCAGTAGTCAGTAATGTACAATGAAAAGAATCTTCTACGAAAAAGTTGGACGCAGGTATAAACCTGTGTATGAATACGACCAATTGTTGATGGACAGTTTCCCTAAAGGTGCGCATCTTGTGTTGTGCTACCCAGGTGGGCAGAGTCGACGATTCAATGTTGATCCTAACCATGCTGCTATGATTGCCGCCGGACGTTTGGCCGAAGATGCAATCAGCAAGGTTATCATGGATGCAACTGCTCTGCGTCCCAGCAGAGCTCCTATCACCGAAGGTCAGCGTCGTGCCTGGACTCGATTGTCTAAAGAGTTTGGCGACGAGATTCACATGTTGCAATGGCCCAGTGCTAGAGAAGCCGCAGAAAAAGCAGTGCAGGCCATTCAAGACGAAGCACTAACACTCATGCAACACCCAGCGGTACAACAGGCATACGAGCAATTTCAACTGGTATGTGAACTAACCAAACAACACCAAAATCATGACAACTGATGTTATCACACACGAACAACTGATCGAACACATCAAAGGTGTTCGTAAAATTGTAATCAACGACTGTTACGGCGGCTTTACCTTGAGCGAGGAAGCAGTACTGCACTATCTAGAACTATTGGGTAGAGAGGTTTGGCCGGAATCCGATAGCAAGTTCAGTAAACTGACTGGCCCAACCTATTGGCTGATTCCACCCGGGCCTGAGCGTTTGAAAGCAGATCCGGGCAACTGGCACGAAATGAGTTTGCCAGACCGTGCTGCCCATAATGCAGCCTACTCAGCGCAGGTGTTTTCTGCTCGAGAGATCGCACGTGATGATGCGTATCTAGTGGCCACGGTGGAAGCACTAGGCAAGGATGCAAATGGACGCCACTCAAATCTCAAAGTGGTTACTATTCCCAGTGATGTAGAATGGCAGATTGAAGAATATGATGGTGCAGAATGGGTAGCAGAAAAGCACAGGACCTGGCGCTAAAAGTGTTGCAAAAAAGTAACACTTTTTACTACCCTAAAAAGTAGCAAAAAAACAACACTTTTTAGCTCAAAATCAGGGCAAAAACTGGTTGACCTAAAACACCCATTTTGCTACAATAATGACATGATGTGCAAAAAGCAGTCAAAACAAACCGTGCAAAAATAACAAAAAAGCAACAAAAAAACGGTTGACCAAAACTGCCTATTTTGCTATAATATGTGTATTGTAATTAATAAGGAGCTCAAAAATGTCACAAGCATTCGTTCGTGTTAAAGCAGGTGCGTATCGTACTAATGACGTATCTGGTCAAGTGTTCCAGTTAGTTGAGCAGTTCAAACAAACAGCCAAGGGTGGCTATGTTACTGTCAAGAACGGTGGCAAGTTTCCTGGCTTTCCAGAAGACATTCGAGTTAAAGTCAACAACATGGCAGACTATGAGTTTGTAGGCGCCGACGAGTTTGACGGTGAAGTTACGGCTGTAGATGCAGATGTACAGACTGCAATTAACAGCACCAAAACTGACGAAGAGCGTATGGCTGAAATTGCCGAGCGTTTTGAGATCTTGCATGACATGACCAAGGCCTGTGTTAACGGCGACATCCGTGCAATGATTGTCAGCGGCCCTCCTGGCGTGGGTAAGAGCTACGGTGTTGAGCAAGAGATTGAGAAAGTGCAAATGATGCAGATGTTGGGTAGCCAGCGTCTACGTGCAGAAGTGGTTAAAGGTTCTGCTAGCCCAATCGGCTTGTATCAAACTCTGTACAAGTACAGCGACAGCAATTGTGTGGTTGTGTTTGACGACTGCGACAGCATCCTGCTCGATGACGTTTCTTTGAACCTGCTCAAAGGTGCGTTGGACTCGGGTAAGAAGCGTAAGATTAGCTGGTTGTCAGAAAGCCGTATTCTTAAAGAAGAAGGCATTCCGGACTCGTTTAATTTTAACGGCACAGTTATCTTCATAACTAATTTAAAGTTTGATAAAATGAAGAGCCAGAAGCTTCGTGATCACTTGGATGCACTGCAATCACGCTGCCACTACTTGGACCTGACCTTGGACACACAACGTGACAAAGTGTTGCGTATCAAGCAGATTGCTAAAACTGGTGAACTGTTTAAAGACATGGACATTAGCGAAGTTGGTTCAGATGAGATCATCCAGTTCCTGGATGACAACAAGAACAACTTGCGTGAATTGAGCTTGCGTATGGCAATCAAGGTTGCACAACTGTACAAGAGCTTCCCAAATCGCTGGAAGGCAATGGCTTCAACTACTTGCATGAAGGCAGCGTAAGGAATTAAACGAGCGCAAAGCTCGTTTGATGAGTGTGGTTTGTTAGCTCCTTTCCACATTCACTTTCAAGCCCACTTCGGTGGGCTTTTTTTTGACTTTATATTCTGCACTTGCTATACTACAAACATGAAAAGATATGACTACGTTGAAGACTACCTTGAGGTAATTTCGGGCAAACTAGATGTGAATCTTAAGAGCCCGCACAATGCCTGGTTTGTAACTTTCCAGCCTATCATTAATCTGGCTAGATACGATACCAACTTTTTAGACAATGTAACTGACGCTACCATCAACGGCAGTGCGCTAACAGACAGACAGGCAGAACTGGCAGTCAAGTTAATCAGCAAGTATCATCGACAACTTGCCGCACACCAGATTGACATTGGCGACATGACCATGCCAAGGTATCGCAAGCCATTGCGTATTATTGATCGCAATAAATCTGCAAGTGTGCAAGATGACGCGATTGCATTAAAGTTTCCGTACCAGGCAGGCATGATTGAAACCATACGCGATGCAGCCAAGCACAGTCAAGGCAAGATAAGATTTGATCGCGAAGCCAAGTATTGGAAAATTGCACTCACAGAATACAACGTGAACTGGGTGTGTGCATTTGCTCGCGCCAATGAGTTTGAAATTGATGATAGACTAACAGACTTTATGAAACGTATCATAGAGTCTGAAGCCGCAGGATATTCCATTACCTTGATGCAGGATGGTTCGAGGTATTACATTATGAATGCAGCCGAGTCATTGAATAATCATGTGCAGGAACACATTGGGTTTGACAATGTGCTTGCGTTGATTGACAACAGCGACTTGCTTGGATATCAGGTGAGCGAAGATATCCTGCAACAAGCAGAACAGGATCTAGGTCCTAGCACATTCCTGTTGGCTAGAAATAGAGAGTACGACTTCAACAATGCAACTGGCATTGCAGAACGTATTGTGAAATATGCACATGCAGTAAACCGTTGGCCTATTGTGGTGTTTAATCCTACGCCAGAGCACACCTTGGATGAGTGGAAACAGTATTTTGCTCCTGAAGAAATACTGGAAGTAGGAAATAAAAAAGACCTAGATATCAGTCCAGCTCACAAGATAATTTACTCACATCGTCCACTCAAGACCTTGGAGCATATTCCTCTGTTGGTAACACACGTTGGCATGATGATTGGTGCAGAAAAGCAGTACATGATGCAACGATCGGAGAAAATATTTTACACAGCCGCAAAATTAAAGTCGTAATGGTTGCACAAGAGGTAATAGATATGTTATATTACAAACATGTTCGCTAAGTTATTAATTAAAGATGAAGTAAATGTCAAAATAGAAGGATTGGAACTGCGGGACAGAAAGTCTCTGGTAGACAAATTCAAATTTGATATACCAGGTGCTAGATACTTGCCCGCAGTTCGTCTTGGTCGTTGGGACGGTAAGGCCAGCTTCTTTCAATTGGGTGGTAGCACATACATCAATCTGCTGCCCGAGATCCTGCCCTATCTAGTGGAGCAGGGCTATGAAATTGAAATTGAAGATGTGCGTGAGTACAAAACCACTTTTGAATTCACACAGATAACAGAAGACAGTTACAATCACATCATGTGGCCCAAGGGACATCCCTTAGAAGGCCAACCCATGAAGCTCAGAGACTATCAACCTGAGATCATCAACAGGTTCTTTGAGAATCCGCAAAGTGTGCAAGAAGTGGCAACAGGTGCAGGTAAAACTGTTATCACTGCGGCACTGAGTGATGCAATATCACCCTATGGCAGGTCCGTGGTTATTGTGCCCAACAAGAGTCTAGTAACACAAACCTACAAGGACTATGTTAACATGGGCTTGGATGTAGGTGTGTACTTTGGCGACGAGAAAGAGTTTGGTCGCAAGCACACAATCTGTACCTGGCAAAGTCTAAACGTGCTGCTCAAGAATACCAAGAATCACGAAGCAGATATCACCATACAAGAGTTCCTGGAAGATGTTGTGTGCGTGATTGTAGACGAAGTACACATGGCCAAAGCTGACGCACTCAAGACTCTGCTCACAGGTGTAATGGCACATATTCCTATTCGCTGGGGACTCACAGGAACCATTCCTAAAGAGCAATATGAGTTCATGGCGCTCAAGTGTTCAATTGGCGAAGTTGTGGGCAGTTTAAAAGCCAGCACACTGCAAGAAGCAGGACACCTGAGTCGCTGTCATGTGAACGTGGTGCAGCTGGTGGATCATGCAGAATACAATAACTATCAAAGCGAACTAAAGTACCTTTTAGAAACTGACGGCCGATTAGACTACATAAGTAAGTTAACAGAAGCCATACGTGAAACTGGCAATACTCTGATCCTGGTGGACAGGGTAGCAGCCGGAAAAGCACTTGAAGGGAAAATTAAAGATGCGGTCTTTGTATCAGGGGCGACCAAGGCTACCGATAGGCAGGACGAATACGATGACATTGCCATTTCTGATGGTAAGGTTATTATTGCTACTTACGGCGTTGCCGCTGTTGGTATTAATATTCCTCGCATTTTCAATCTTGTACTTGTTGAGCCCGGTAAATCCTTTGTACGGGTTATCCAGAGTATCGGACGTGGCATTCGCAAAGCGGAAGACAAAGACTTCGTTCAAATCTGGGACATAACCAGCACCTGTAAGTTTGCCAAACGGCACTTAACCAAACGCAAGCAATTCTATAAGGAGGCTAACTACCCCTTCACAATCGAGAAAGCAAACTGGCAATGAGAATCTTAACCCTAGACAATACGTCATTTGAAATGAATGAGATACCGGACGAAGTTGAAGACCTTCGTTTCTGTGTGTTCGACAACAGCGATCCCAAAGATCCGGACTACTTTTTTATACCCTTGATCTTCCTAGAGAGTTTTAACAGTCCAGCACTGGTACTCAAGGTAGGAAACAGTACCATACGCATGCCAGTGGATTGGCAGGTTTTGATTGGTGAACCTGATCTAGGAGATTTAGAAGTAGTACCATTGGCCAGCATCAACGATAGAGGTTTTAGTGTGTTTACATTCAACCCGTTGAGCAGCTTTCGCCCAGAATTCGCACAAATTGAAATCATTGACATATACCAAGATGTCAAATGGTACTTCCCAAAATTAAAACCCGGACAGATGTTAGCAGTACCTATCACAGTGGGCAAGGAGCCGCAGTGTGCATATTTTGTAAAAGATGTATCCAGACAAAGCGAGGTAGTGGATTATGGAAAAGCCTGGTAATTTAAAAGTTCACAAATCAGATGTGGGCGGCGAAATAGTTAAGAACAACGAAACCTATACACTCAAAGACAACAAGACGCTGAACAATCTTGTGCTCAGCTCTACCAAACTCTATCGCGGACAACAAACCCGCGGACATCGTCACGCAGGACAGGAAGAAGTCTACTTCTTTATTGTGGGCTATGGTAAAATGATTGTGGGCGACGAAACAGACGAACCCTTTGAAGTGCAAGCAGGTGATATTGTACTGATTCCAGATGGTGCATTCCATCGGGTGATCAACACCGGCGACCTAGACATGCTGTTCAATTGTGTATTTGATGGTAAAAGGAATCACTGATGGGTCAACTCAAACCAGGTGCTACCTATATCTATGAAAAGGCCAATGGCGTGACCTATGCTCGTGAGCAGGGCGCACATCCTGGCGATAGAATTGCCATTGGCTGGGACTACCCAGGTGCAGGTGAAGCCACATTCCTAGGTAAACCTGTGCAGGAAGTGGCTGAATTGGTGTGCATGGCCGAGGCAGCAAAGTCCAATCCTGCTTTACAAGACGCACTGGAACATGCTAAAATATTGTATGAACTTTCAAGAGATCACACACCAGACAATCAACCCATGTGGCACCCAGTATGAGTGATAAACTGAGCATCAATAATGAAATGGCGCAACTGGATCGTAAGAACAGAAAGTTCTATGACGAGCTAACAGAGGACGAGCGTAAAAAGTTCAGTACCTTTCTCATGTTGCGTTGGGGCAGCAGTGTACAAGCTGACGCTGATGTGTCTGCTTATTATGTGGTAAGCTGCAATGAAAACCTCAACACCAATTTCTTTGATATCAGCAAGCACCCTAAACTACAGTGGTTGTGTGCAACAGCAATTAGTCCTGGCATTGGCACATTCAAGCATCAATGGATCGCTCCTAAGAAGCGTGAAGGCACCGATAACAAAGCAACTAAGTTTTTAAGAGAAATGTACCCATTAGCCAAGGATGATGAAATTGAGTTACTCAGACGACTTAATAGTAAAGACGATCTTAAACAGTTGGCAAAGCAGCATGGATGGGATGACAAACGAATCAAGTCCGACCTATAAGTGCAAGTATTGCGATAAAGGTTTTCGCAAAGAGTCAACACTGACTGCGCATCTGTGCGAAAACAAACGCCGCTGGCAGCAGGAAAAAGAAACTGGAGTTCAGTTTGGCCTTCGCGCCTATCTGCGTTTTTACGAAATAACACAAGGCAGCGCCAAGCTGAAATCATATGAAGATTTTGTTTCTAGTCCTTATTATAATGCTTTCGTTCGTTACGGCAGACATCTGGTTGCTATTCGGGCTATCAATAGCGACAGTTTTACTAACTGGCTCTTGAAGAACAACAAGAAGCTGGATCACTGGTGCAAGGACAGTTTGTACGAAGAGTGGATGCACGAGTATCTTAAGAAAGAAGCTGTGCAAGATGCACTGGAACGTGCGCTAAAGGAGATGCAAGAGTATGCCGATTCTCACCCTGAACTTAAAAACGGCTTTGTTGATTACTTTAGGTACGGTAATGCTAACAGGATATGTCATCATATTTGCACTGGACGGATTAGCCCTTGGGTTCTGTTCCATTCTAATAGCGGAGTTGCATTCTTGGATGGACTCTCAGAAGAGCAAGTGGGTATAATCTTGCCTTGGATTGATCCGGACTTTTGGCAGCGCAAGTTTCACGACTATCTAGCAGACACAGAATGGTGCAAGCATGTGCTACGAGAGGCAGGACTATGAAGTTTCAATCAGACATTGACATTGACTTTGCAGATCGCGAACAAGCATTGGGCTTGGTCAAACATGTGGCTGCAAGTCAGCTCAAAGACAATCAATTGGTACCACACAACACAGGCATTTATGCAACCAACATACCTGTGGATCCAATCAGCGGCCTAGCCAGCATTGACTATCAAGCAGCAGAAGCTCGCGGTTATATCAAGCTGGACTTTCTAAATGTAAACCTGTACAAGCAGGTGCGCAACGAAGAACATCTAGCACAGTTAATGAACGCAGAACCCTTGTGGGACATATTCTACAACAATCAGGATCTGTGGGAGCAGTTGATTCACGTGAACAATCACTGGAACGTGCTCAAGCGCATGCCAGAACCAGTGGACAGTATCACAAGGTTAGCCATGTTCCTGGCTATCATTCGTCCGGCCAAGCGCCATTTAATTGGGCAACCGTGGTCTGAAGTTGCTAAAACAATCTGGGAAAAAACAGAGGATGGGTATCAGTTCAAGAAGAGCCACGCAGTTGCGTATGCACATCTGGTGGTAGTGAACATGAATTTGATCTGTGAAGCTATCAGTTACGAATACAGTTAAGGCATCTTGCGCACTAGAGTAATCGATCTGCGCTTGCTCTTTTTGGCTGCAATTTCTTTTAAGCTAACGTAAGGTCCAAACTTTATCTCTACGTCGCGACTGTTAAGCGTTTTTAAACTGTATTTGAATGGCAACCATTCGTGGCGTAAAAACACATTAATGGGTATGAGTCTATTGCTTTCCCACCACCAGGTATCACCTAGTGCAAGGAACACGCTCTTCTCATCTTCGGAGCGCAAGCTACCAAAGTCATACACTGAGGTCAGGTATTCATCCACGTTTTGAATAATCCCAATGTATTCGTTACCGCCGTAGCCAATGTAACTGATAAAAGGATACTTTTCAAGTAGATGCTTCTGATATTCTGTTAGTTCTGTTTTAGTAGTTTTCGAAGTCATACGGATTATTTATATTTTGGATTTCTATTGTAAAATTAAATGGAACGCTGTATAATGCTAGAATGTTCATGAATGTGCAAACAGAAGTACTGAGTCTACTGCCCAGCAACCGTAAAACATCTAACAAGTGGATCAGCTTCAACGCACCCTGCTGCGTGTACAACGGGGAAACAGAAGATCGTAGAAAACGAGGTGGTGTGCTGCCTGCTGCGGACGGCAGTATCAGCTATCACTGTTTTAACTGCGGATTCAAAACCAGTTACAAACCAGGGCGAGCACTAACTTACAAGTTTAAAAAATGGCTAGGTTGGTTAGGTGCAGATGACAACACTGTTCAGCGACTGATAGTAGAAGCATTACGTGCCAAGGATCTAGCGCCTGCGCAAGACACACAGATAGCGGAAAAGAAACAGATCACATTTAAACCGCGTCCGCTACCAGATCCTGCAATGAGTTTCAAAGAGATGTTACAGGATCAAGATGCGTCAGTGCCGCAGCAACTGGTTGATGCTGTGGAATATGTTGCCAACAGAGGAATTGATCCACTGAAGTATCCGTTCTATGTTACTGACGATACTGCTTACAATCTGCATCGTCGTTTGATCATTCCTTTCTACTGGCAAGGAGAGTTAATAGGATACACAGCTCGCGGACTAGATGACAGTATCAAGCCCAAGTATCATAGCAGCTACGAACCAGACTACGTGTTTAACATTGACAATCAAAGTGCAAATCGCAAGTTTGTGATTGTGGTTGAAGGACCGTTTGATGCAATGGCAGTGGATGGCGTGGCCATCTTGGGCAGTGAGGTCAGTGACACACAAGCAGATATAATTGACAGTTTGGGCAGAGAAGTGATTGTGGTGCCAGACTTTGACGTACACATCAATACCAACACCAACAAAAAAGTGTGGTCAGGTCGCAGCATGATTGAAGCTGCGTTGGACTATGGTTGGACTGTGAGCTTTCCTGTATGGCTTGAAAAGTACAAAGATGTAAGCGAAGCAACTCAAGAGCTTGGATATCTTTTTGTATTGAAGTCTATCATTGCTGCCAAAGAGTCGAACCCCTTAAAAATTGAGTTAATCAGCAAACAAATATATAATAAGCTATGACCACAGACTATAACACAGACATACAAAAACTGTTCTTGGAGATGATGCTGCACGATGCACAGAACTATGTGCGGGTACAGAATATCTACAATGACGAAAACTTTGATAGAAATTTGCGCAGTGCGGCAAAGTTCGTAAAAGAACACTCAGACAAACATCACTCGTTGCCCAGCATTGAACAGATACAGGCAACCACTGGTGTTGTTCTACGTCCTATGCCAGAAATGAATGACGGACATACCAGCTGGTTCATGGAAGAGTTTGAAAACTTTACCAAGCGCAAAGAGCTGGAACGTGCAATTCTTAAAAGTGCTGATCTAATAGAAAAAGGCGAATTTGATCCAGTTGAGAAACTGATCAAGGATGCTGTTCAGATCAGTTTAACCAAGGACTTGGGCACAGACTTTTGGCACGATCCTGAGGGCATGTTTGCCAAGTACTTTGACAATGGCGGGCAAGTGAGCACAGGATGGCCGCAACTGGACAAACTGTTGTATGGTGGATTCAGCCGCGGTGAACTGAACATCTTTGCAGGTGGCTCTGGATCAGGTAAGTCACTGGTGATGATGAACATTGCGCTGAACTGGGTACAAGCAGGACTTCACGGTGTGTATATCACACTGGAACTTTCAGAAGAACTAACAGGCCTGCGTACCGCTGCCATGCTCACAAACATGAGCACAAAAGACATTCGTAAAGAAAAAGAAACTGCCGCACTCAAGGTTAGAATGGTAGGCAAGAAGTCAGGCAGCTATCAAGTTAAAGCACTGCCTGCACAGAGCAACATTAATGATATTCGTGCGTTCTTGAAAGAGTATCAGATTCAAACAGGACACAAAGTAGACTTCATGATGATTGACTACTTGGACCTGCTGATGCCTGTGAGTGCCAAGGTTAGTCCTAACGATCTGTTTGTTAAGGACAAGTATGTATCAGAAGAACTGCGTAACCTGAGCAAGGAACTGGGTGTACTCATGGTAACAGCGTCGCAGTTGAATCGTAGTGCAGTAGAGGAGATTGAGTTTGACCATAGTCACATCAGCGGCGGTATTTCAAAGATTAACACAGCGGACAATGTATTTGGTATTTTTACTAGCCGTGCTATGCGCGAACGTGGTCGCTATCAAATACAGTGTATGAAATCACGTAGTTCTACAGGCGTGGGCATGAAAGTAGACTTAGAATACAACATTGAAACCATGCGTATTACAGATCCAGGTGAAGATGCTGCAAACAGCTATGGACAACCAAACCCTGACTCAATCATGAACAGAATCAAGAACAGCAGCAAGGTAACAGAAGCAACGGATCCAGACACAGGCGAAGTTACCAATGCACCAAGCATAAAAGCTGATGTAAATGGCAGTAAATTAAAGAGCATGTTGGCTGGAATCAAGGCCAAAAATACCTAAATCCGTATGCGTATTGCTATAAAAACTATCCTACCGATAGAGATGTGTTCTGGCTAAATATACTAAAATCTGGGGCAAACCTTGCTTAAAAAAACTCGCAGCATTTTAGATGAATTAGACAGCCACTTGGTATCCAAGGACCGTGAACACCTGCTGGAAAGCCGGGCTGGGCACGTTATTCAGGGTGCAATTAACTTGATCAACATGATCAGAGAAAATTATCCCAGCGAAGCAGCAGCTGAGCTGGAACGTAGGCTTCTGAACAGCATCCGAGCGCAAGACCCGGTTAAATTTACCAGAGGCATACGGAGAATAAAAAATGAAGGTACAACATCTACTGATTGAAAGAAATCTCTACCAGAGCAAGGTTTTTAGAGAGTTCTACGAAGAAGTACAAAAAGCAAAACGCACGATAGACGAAGCCAAACGGCAGATGCTTGAAGAGCAACAATTGCTCACTGAAGATTCAGTCAAACTTAATGCAAAACAAATCGATGACATTTTTAAACGTGTAGCAGACGCTGCTGCCCAAGGCATGAACGTGGATGACATGGGCGGTGACGAGACTGGTGATAACAGAACATTCTTAGGCAAAGCCTCAGACGCTGTAACAGGCGCATTGGCTGGCATTAAGAAAAAGTGGGACGACATGTGGAAGTGGAT